CATGAGGAGGTATCCCTCGACTAGCTCCGAACGCCTGTGGCAAAACCATACCGAGTCCAGCTAATCCGGTGGCGGCATCTAATCTTTCTTTTCTATCCATCGCCATGTCCATTCCTTCAAAGTAGACATGAAACTTATATTTCTTAGTAATCTTCGAAAGCTGAAAATCCATGAAATCATTGAATTGTTGATAAAGTTTTTTGACAATTAAATAATCTACTTCCAATGATGCTTGGGATTCAAATATGTTTTGACGAAGCGTATTACTGAATATCAATGGTGTATTCACTCCAGACATTGACAATGCTGTTTGAGCAGATTCTTGGTAAATATCGGATTCGGAAGGAAAACTTATTGCGGAAACCGACTCAAGAGGACTTGCTCCCACGGTCACACTGGAAGATAATGCCGATTTCAATAATGTTAAGAACCGGGCTGTTAAATCAGGTGATAGGGCGATTGCATCTTTTAATTTTGTCTGAGCGCCCCCTGAACCAGAAAGTAATGGTATAGTGCCATATAATAACCTCACAGCCGAAGCCATGCTTTTCGATTTTTGGAGATTTCTATAAAGCGGCTGTAGGATCAAGTCGCTATAAAGAGGACTGTAGTAGGGAGCGGAAGTTGCCAGTTCAGGTGTCAATTTTAAAACCCACCCTACATCGGGCGGCGTGTCCTGATAATAAACCCATGTTGACTGACCTCTTTTATCCAATTCAATAGCGGGATTATATGATTTCTTCGTTCCATCAAATAATTTATTAAAACTATCTCTAAAAAAGGGGTGAAACATATCAATATTAACACCGGCCAGCATGAAATAATACATATTGAACGAGTATAAAAGACCTTTATCCCATCTACCCGTGATCTTCGAATATTGCCACGGCATCTCTTGCAAAAGATAATTTTCCCCGTCAGAATTCACGGCGAAAAAATAAGTTTCATTGCGTATCATTTGCTTTACGGCAGAACCAAATTCCTTTTTCGGATTAAAATGATCGAAAAATCCATATACGCGTTCCAAATCTTTTTGATATGAAGTAGATTTATAATCTTTTGGATCATTTACTTCCGCTGCATAAGTCCAGTCAAAAGAAAGGAGATTTGCCAAATAAGAAATTAATCGCTTATATGGCTGAGAAACTGCTTCAAACCCTTCCCCGAAACTTCGAAGGTTGTCTTCATTATTCTTAGGATCAATCAGCGCCTTGTCAAGCATATCTTGATTTGTCTGCAAGGGGTTGTAACTGATCGACTTCATTTGCGAATTAATCAAATCTGGAGTGAATATATTTTGATATACGCTACTACTTTGCAATGTCTTAGCGAATTGCAAGACATCCCAAATTTCTTGCTCACTCACAAGAATTTTCTCTTCTTCTTTTTCAACAACTTTTTTTGTTCTTGTTTTAGCTACCATTGAGATATTCTATTATCCTCCTTTCATAATTTATAAAAAGGATGTCATTTGCATGAGAACATCCCAATCGCTCTGCGAATCATCTTTCTCTCCCCTAATCGTCGGATCAAAATATTCATTTACCATCCAATTAAGATATGAAACAGCGGTGTAACGGTCTTTATGACTTCCTGGTGTTTCATCTAATTTAATATATCCTCCAGATTGAATTGACATATTTAAATTCAAGCATTCCGAGAGGAGGAGGCCCGATTGGATGAACGGATTAAGCAAAAACGCCCTCAGCGTTCCATCATCAGTCAGTAACTCTTTATAATCTTTTAGCAAAAATTCTTCTGCATTAGAATCCAAGTCAAGAAATTGCCATAATCTTTTCTGCAAAGATGATCTGAACGCTACTGCAATCTGAGAATTCAATTGTGCCGTTGCTGTTACCGGAAAAATTACTTTCATAGGATTTGCGCCCAATGTTCTATTGGTCAAATCTTCTCTAAGTTTTTCCTCAATATTATATGTCTCATCCACAACTGTCATGGCTGGATAGTCTATTCCTCTTTCTTCATCCGAAGTAATTTGTGTGAGAGAATCGAAAACTGAGATTCCCGCGTTCTTTAAATCCATGACTAAAAAATCTGCTTCCAAATCAAAGAAAATTTCCTTTATTCTTCGCGCTTGAAGAATCGTATTAATACCCTTTGAACTTTCTATATAAGATAATTTTCTCTCGTAGCCTTTTCCTTTATTCGGAATAAGTCTAGCAACAGCTACGATTGTATTATCGTTTTCTTTATTTGCTCTTGTCGCAATATCAACACCGAGGATTCGCAATTCTTCGGATACTTTCTCAACCCTGAATGGATTTTTCTTAGGATTGAATGTTTCGATAATCTGAGGATATGTGGCATGTCGCATACTTCTCTTAAAGAAATTCATCTTAAAATAAGCCTTACCACCTACATCACTTGGAAGATTGCGATACTCCATGTCAACTGTTGCTTCATCCATGGATTCCATTTCATTTTTTAAACCTTCTTCAGTTTTGATATTATGAAATAGACACACACTATAATCAAACGCCAAGAAACTAACAGTAGTATCACCATGCAGAATTCTATTTATTATTTTGCGAACATATTCACGATACCAGTAACCCGAAGTGTAATAACTACTTGTTATGTAGCTAATCTTAGGTTCTTCTTTTAGCAAAGGATCATTGGCGTATTCTGGCTTAAGTCTATATGGAGGAATACGTGTAACCAAAAAGGGTTTAATGATTCCCTCAAGAACTTCCTTTTCTATCAGTCGAGATTCCTCGCAAATGATATACGTGGCTCTCCCGCCTCTTGCGCTATCCGAAGAAGGAACTACTTTAATAGTTGAACCGCAATTAAATACAGCTTCGAAAGCATTTGCATCCGTAGTTATTTTTTTTATTTCTCTTCTAAGCATGGGATGATCATCCACCAAAGAACGTAGTTTTTCTCCCAAGATTATTCCACCTTGAGCAATAGTACTCGCCACTATCTTAACCTTCGAACCAGGATAAAGTATACACAATGTTGCCGCTTGGACAGCAATTGCCCAAGATTTTGCGGTTCCACGGGCGGCCACAATATAACAAATATTGGTTTTATTCAACCCTTCGAACATAAAAAATTGATATGGGTACAACGGTATTCCCAGATAATCGATAATAAACCGAATTGGGTTGCGTCTAAAAAACGTTATCCAATGCATATATCTATCTTTCTGTTCTTCGGTAAAATTTCCTTTAGCCGTTACACTAAATGCTGCTTCTAATTTAGCGTCTTTTCTATACTTTCCCCTATATGAACTGGCTGTTGTCATATATGTCTTATCCTCCTCTAATCATCTTCTTTTTGAGGAAGACTCTCATCGACTTCAATTTCATCATCGTCCTTTTCGGATTCCATATCAAAATCAAAATCTCGTGTTCCAGATGCAAAATTTTTAATTGCCCTAGTAACATTCTTATCATAGTATTCAGTCATATCATAATCATAATTTTCGTAAAGACTTTTATTTTTGTAAAAATCAGCAGGGTACTGAGATTCCATAATCTTAATAATTGAAGATATTGTTTCCAATCCTTCATCTTCTTGCTCTTTATTTACTTTCAATTGTTCATTAGCGGATTTTACCAATCCCTGTAATTGTTTCACTATATCTTCGGCTGGATTATCGGGATTTCTAATTTTTCTAAGATGCAATTTCAAATGACAAATTTCTTCAAGAAGAGTAATGTCTTCTTTTGTAAGAGTTTTTCTATCTTCCGACCATCCGGAATATTCCTCTTCGAGAAATTCATAATCGCTTTTTGAAAATCCTTTTCCCCATCTTTTTTCCCATTCCATCGTTTTCGGATTGATATCAGTAGGAACTTCAATTGGAGTTTCTGGAACCCCCACCTCGTTTTCTAATTCCTCAAATGTTAAATCTTTTCCATCTGCGTTTTTAGCAAACAGAAACCTAAGATAAAATCCAAATATCATTTCAGTAGGTGTTTCTTGTACCTTGGCAACAGTTTTATCGCAAATGTCTTTGTTAAAAAGAACATTCAATTTTCGACAAGTCTTCAAAAGACCTTTTTCTAATGTTCCTTCGGATTCAATAAATCCATCCGCGATTTCTTTAACGCACAACTTGCAGACAGACATCTTTCCGTTGGAATCCAAATCATCTGTTGCACGATAGTAATCATCTCCAACTTTAGATATCCCGCATTTTCTGCAACGAAATTTTTCTGCAATGACACGTTTCTTTAAACGTTT